TTTGAGTGACGTAACCATCCAGGCATCCATTTAGTGGCGGCAGTTTTTAATTCAAAATTAACTTGTTCCACTGCCCCAGTCAACGAATCAAACAATGCAATCCCATTCTGCATTGATGAAATTTCGGTGTTGTATCTTATAACCTGTGCATTTGCCGAAGTGAATGCGTTTACAGTTCGTATAAGTGTTTCATCCACCCCTGACAATGCCTGTTCAACCTGTTGGAATTGTTGTGCAGATAATATCGTTGCGTTTGCGTTTCCGACCAAAAGATTTGCTGAATCAGATATATACTGTCGTATCATGGCCGCCTTTTGTTCAGCGTCATCAACACCAGCAATATTTATTTGTGCAACTCGTTCTTGGTTAAATACGTCATCAAATGCTCGTTCCATATGAGTGGACGAAGCGTCAACTACGTCTTTTAGTTCATATAAATTGTCGCTTATTGTAGTTATCGCACTTCCAATATCTATATCACTACCCATTTCCCCACTGAATACATCATTCATCATTGTACGAACGCCTGATAATTCTGTGGAAAAACCCTCCGTATCTATTATACTGTCAAGTATATTAAGTCCACCAGTACTTGCAAGTATGTCATTAAATTCCGAGGCAGACTGATTCAAACTACTCATAGAAATTAACTGACCTTGCAGTAGCCCCAATGAATCATTATTACTTATGGCTATTGATTGCAATTCAGAATTAAGAGTAGAAGTGATGTCGGTTTGAGATTTCATCAAATCTCGTATCTGTTCACGTCTATCTAATTCATCAACGCCCCACTCATCAATTTCTTCTACTAACTTATGATATTCCTCATAATCATCATAATATTCACGAAATACGTCTCTACTTTCAATTTGGTCTCGTAATATATTTTCATTAGTACCTCGAATTGTATCGTATAATAATCGTAGTTCGGATGCGTTTTGTACGGCATTACCAACCTCACTTGACATTTTCGCTGCTGAATCTGAATCAAAATTCACTTTCTCCAATCTCTGAAGAAGTCCCTTTAACTGATTGTCACTTTTCACCAAACCCTTTTCCATGGCGGCAAATGCAAGTTCCATCATCTTTAGACCATTAGATGACTTCTTTACCGCCTCGTCTATAATTTTGCCAGTGTCGACAGTTCTTTGAAATGCCTGTTCTTGGTTTCCCTGTTCGTTTGCCAACTATCGTCTCCGTTTGGTATTTACTTTAACTTCAGACCGCCACGATACTTTTTACATACCTTATGGTTAGGTTCTCTACGACAGAAATCTCTAACCTTACGACTCAATTCGTTCATGTAATACTTAAACGATTCGATAGATGCTTCAATATCGGCGTCACCCGTAGACTGTTCCAATCCCTTCAACTTCTTATTGAGTTTCCGAGCCGCAAGAAACTTAATTATCCCACCCAAAATTGATTCAGATAACTTGTTCTTGTACCGTTCAATTGGTTGTTGCATATTTATTACCTTCTTTTGTTTGCCGCCTGTTTCATTTTACTTGCACGTTCCTTCAATACCGCTTCTAATCGTTTGAGGTAGTGGAGTCTCAAACTGATTGGGAATCCACGTACCTCTTCAAATGTAAACGCCCCTTCACTATAAAACACGAAATCAAAAATTTGGTCATATAAACCCATTTTGTATTTCAGGTCAAGAGCGAAGAAACTATCATCTATAACGATTTCATAACGAGTCCTACCCCTTAAAGTCTGGGTAGAATAAATCCACTCCGATTTCAAAGTTATTACGAAAGGGCTCTCCCGTCTCCGGGTCTTCTCCTTCTACCTCCAAATCCACGTCAGGAGATATTTTGTTGATGTATTCACGGAATGCACGTGAGTCGACCGCTAACATATTTTGAATGAATTTATTTATATTTGATTTATCAGTACTCCCATCCACCGACAGTATCATGTATCTAAACCGTGTGGTCAGGTTTTGTGTTCCATAAATATCCTGTGCCTTCCTGAGTCCCTTCAGGTCACCGTCAATTCGTTTTTGGTCTCCGACTGTCAAAATCTTGAACTTTATCACATTCCCTGCTTTCGGTAGTGTATACTCAAATTCATTTACGTGCGGAGTAATAAGAGTATCATCAAATACCTTATGTGGTACGGATGAAAGGTCAATAGTAATCGGTACTTCGTTTCCAGCAGATGTGGTTACTTTTGTCTCATACTCGGGGCCGTAACCATACGCTCTTGCCGCAAGTAGTAGTGCGTTCTTGTCTCCGACCAATAGGTCATCAAACTTTACACCCTTGGTTACAATTACCGCTTCACATAACTTGTCCAATACAACACCCTGCTTGATATAACTCTGTGTGCTAAGGATATCTTCCTCACGTGCAGTCATATACTTTATTTCTATCTTCCCCGCAGCGAGTGGATGTCCCTCTGGATACAACAGTCCCCTTGAAGGTAGTTCAATAATTTCAGTAGGAAAATCATACTTCGGTTGTTGTGGTTGTCCCTCAACAGGTGGAGTTTGGTTCTTACCGTGTTGAATAACCTGTGGGAGGTCTGATTGTGGTGTTTCCATTGGATTAGATTCAGATAACTTGTTCATAAATTCTCCGTGTTTTAATTAACAATATACTTATAAATAGTGTTGATATTTCTTTTTCTATACAAAAAAATCCCCAAAGGAACAAGTCCAATGGGGATTATTTTCAACATTTACAAATAAATCTCTACTCGTTGGATACCTCGGGTGTTGGTTCTAATCTATCACTGTCACGGAAGAATCCGTATACAGTAGTAACGAAACCGACAATAGTAAGTCCAGCCTCCCAAATGATATCCAAATTCTCACTAATGTACTGAATGGCATCTGTCATGGTGGTAACTCCGAAGAATACCAATACCGAACCAAGTCCAGTCAGAATGTGACGAATCAAACTTTTAGTTTTACTGTTCATAGTTATACCTTTTTAATTAAATTAAGATAATACTGCGTAATCGTACTTAATGTTCAATTCAATCATCTTCGCATCTTCAGATGACCAGTCCATACTACCCCAATTCGCGCTACTAATAAACGCGCCTGAAATAGACCAAGTTTCCACGGGAACACCTTTTGGGTCAAGAACTTCAATTTTGATATCACGCTTATATCCACTACCTGCTGGGAATGCATATCCATCAATACCAGTCTCGCTATTGTGATGGAAATCACGTATCCAATTGTGAACTTCTGCAGCGCCGGATGGTGTAATCGGGTCATAAAGTGTAACCGAAATATCCTGCCAACGTGACTTACCCTTGACTTTGAAATCAACATTGATATAGTCAATAATAATCTCACCCTGTTCCAAACTCGGCAAAGCCGAAGTCTTAATCATATAGACAGGAATGTTGTTCATATGTAATTTGTACCGAAAATTAACCTTCGGTTCAAATGGTGTAAACATCATAATTCATTTCCTCTTTTATAATAAATAGAATGGAGAGGGAAAATTTCCCCCTCCAAGTCCGTTTTTTTATTGGTCATTATCAATCGGGAATGCTGCCCCAGTAGGTAATACCAAAAAGTCAACAATGATAAATTCAGCGGTCTTTGCTGGCTTCAGATAAATCTGCGCCCTCATCTCGTTTCTGTCAATCACATCAGGCGTATTGTTACGTTCGTCGATTATAATACGGTAATCGTAAATACCCTGCTTTTGTACTGCCTCGTCGAAGAATGGTTTTGTTATGTTTATAAAATTCGCACGAGTCTCGGCGGTATTCTGTTCAAACACAAGGTACTTCGAAGTATTGGCAACGTGCCGTTTTGCTGCAATCAAAAGTCTACGAACATTGATACGGTCAAGAGCGGAACGTTTCTTCTGAAGTGTCTTCTGACCCCATACAACCGGCCCATTCTGTGGGAATGTTGCGATTGGGTTTACATTCTTATTATAAAGTGCGTCTCTGTCATTGATAGTCAAAGTACGTTCTGCTTGTACAACCATGTCCAAACCACCACGATTCAAACCTGCGGGTGCGAACCACTTCTCACTCACATAGTCATTGAACGCGAATACACCTGCGACTTGTGTGGATGCCGGAACCCAGTAGTTTCCACCAAGGTCTGCATCTGTAACTTGTACCCAAGGCCAGTAGAATGCTGCGTAATTAGTATTACGACCATCTGCTGCTTGGATTGCAGCGCTTGCACCTTGGTTGTATGAAGTCGGGTCAAGTACAAGGAATGCATCTCCACGGTCTTCAACCATTGTAATCGCACGAGTGACGATTTCTCGGTGTTGGTCTGCTATGATTCCAGGTATAAACAACAAGTCATAATCGTATTGGTCTTTGTTACTCAAAATATCCAATGCATTAAGATATGCGTTATATCCACCAGATTTATCATCGTCAAGATTATAACCTTGTGTATTGGCTCGTGTTATCTTTGTGTACATATAACGTTCTGATTCGTCTGGGTCATCGACTCCACCTCCAAAAAATCCCCAAGTTTCTGCGGGTAGAGAACCAGTGTATTCCGCTTTATAACCCAATTCATTATCTCTGATATAGTTCATTGTGGTCTTGAATACATTTGATACACGAACAAA